TCACGCCGCGTCAGACCGGATAAGTCGCCCTTTAACGTCGCGAGGTAGGTTCAGGTGTGTCATTGGCCGGCGAACAGGACGCGCCATTTCACGAAGCTGCCATTCTTCAACTTTGCTTTTGATCCACTTATTGGAGCCGCCCATATATGAGCAGTCCGGCTCTGGGAATGGGTTTCCATTACCCGGGCGCTTCCGATAGCGATCCAATGTTCTCGACGAAATGCATAATTGTTCGCAAATTTCTCGAATGTTCATTAATTTGAAGTCTTCAGTTTTTTTGCTCATCATTTTCTCCAGTGGCCCTTTCCGGGCCATTTTCAGTATTAATCAATTCACCTGGCCCGGCAGTGCACGGAGCCGACGCATCCCGGTCATTGGCGTGGCCACATAGCTGTGACTACGGTTGACCACCTCCACCCAGACCTTCACGCCTTCAACTTGCACCGTGTACGTCTCTTTCATCTTTCTGCGCCCGTAGTCGCCGTAACGCTGGTGGTGTGTCTCCAGCGCGATGGCGCATGCCTGGCGCGCGAGTGGGGATTGTTTACTGCCGCGGTTAATCAGTTTCATGCTCTGGCCCTCCGAACGCAGCGGTTACGCTGAGAGGCGATCAGGGCAACACCAGTGACCGTTTTCTGGAGACGGGATAACTCTGCCCAGACGGTAGCCGCCCGGCGCCACAAGCCGCGCTTTTCCAGTTGCGTGGCCGTCGCCTGCAGCTGGCTAAGCTGGCTTGATTCTGCTGATTGGCCGCTGGACTTGCCGACCTGACGAGTATTCAGCACAAAGCGGTACCATCTGGAGTCTTCACGGCTTTTGCACCGGGCAATCCTCCCGCTCTCGATCAGTGAATTGATGATGTGGCGCAAATTCCGATCTGTAATGCAAAGAGCTTCGCTGATCTCTGCGGGGCTGGCCTGCGGGTTATCAAGTAGGTAATTGGCGACCGCGTTCTGACGTTCAATTTTACTTACCATGCTGGTATCCGGCCCCATACGGGGCCGACCTCCGTTAGCCAACGTATTCCGGTTTCATGTCGTCGAGCGTTACGCGGAACTGCTCGTAAAGTTCGTCGCCCAAGTGGCGGCGCGCGGCGGTGAGTGTCGCCTCAGCTTTTGAGAACAAGTCGGCCGCATCCGGTTCGCCGGCAGACGGCAGGGAGTTAATCGTTGCCTCGATTTTGTTCCGAGCATTCACCCGGTGATAACGTTGCGTGGCTTTGTTCTTGAGTTCGGTGAACAGTGCTGAGCCCAAAGTCGCCTTGGCCTGGTTAATGTCTTCGCCGACTGCTTTTGCCGCGTCCACATCTTCGGCAGAATCAATCCGGTCCCGGAATTCGTCAGCGATCGCATCAACATTCACGGTGGATTCCCGTGCGCTGATGGTGGTTGTGACGTTGTCACCTGAGATTTCTTTCAGGTTCACACGTTGTGGCGCCGGGTTAATCTCTTTCTCTGTACGCTGTTCAACTTCATCCGGGATATAGACACCCAGGATGACGGCAGGGCAATAGAGACGCGCCCAGTACTTGAGTGCCAGGTAGGCGATTTGTTGTTTCGGGTTTGAAATCCACAGCGGGGAATTACGAGTAATCACGCTGGAAAGGAAAACCGGCTCACCCCAGGTAATCTCGCTTTCACCGCGAATGACCGCGCCAACACGCACAGATAACCCTTCTTCATCGGCACTGGTCCAGCCGCGTACCATTTCTTTCTTGTCGTACGTCCCACCGCCTTTTGCAGGCTTCTTGACTATCTCTTCACGGCTGCTGGCGCATTTTGACCAGTCGCCTTCGTACTCATAGTGGAAGCGGCCCACGATTGCGTTTGAGCTCGAAATCACTGCGTTAACCAGTTGCGCTTCGTAACCCAACACGCCGTTGACCAGGTGTGTTTTCTGCGCCACGGCGTAAGGGTTCATACCCCACTGCATGGCCTGCATGATGATTGCCATGCAATCGGCAGGGTTGCCCCGCAGGTGTTCTGGAACCGTAACTGCGGCCTGCGCCATTAGCCCTGCAACGGATTGAAGCTGCGTTAATGCCTGAACGTTAAAAATTGCGTTACTGGCAGAGATAGTGGTTGGTGCCTGTTGTTCAGCGTTCACGATATTCATGTTTTCCATCATCATTCCCCTTATGCCAGGCGCAGCGCTTCAAGGCGGCGCTGGTCGAAGTCGTTCAGTTCGTCGGTGTAGTCGGCGGTGATTGGCGCTGGCCACTCGCCAGTATCAAAGCCGGTCGCGATAGCGCGCATCGCCTTGCGGTACTCCAGCATGCCCAGTTCCAGCAGCTCGGTAGAAGCTTCGATAATGGCGATCCAGTGGTAGTTCTCGTCTTTGTTAACGAAAATCCAGAAGAACTGGTCAAGTGCTGCGGTTTCGCAGTACATCGCTGCGCTCAGGTGGTAGTCGCGATCGATAATTTCCCGGTGCAGCCTGGCGCGCAGACCTTCCTGCTTTACGTTCCACATGCTGATGGTTTTCAGGTCGGCACCGATGCGCACACCGTCCAGGTCGATTTCCAGATCCGGACGCACACGGATTTCCAGCCCGGTTTCGTCGTCGAACCCGAAATAACTCACCTCAACAGCGCGGCTAGGGTGCGTCAGCAGCTTGCCGGCAGTCGGGTGCTGGAGCAGGGCTTTCTGAATGTTCAGTGCGGTGCGCAGTTGCTGGCGGGTGACCAGCACTTTTCCTTCCGGGTTTTCGCGCCAGGCATCCAGCAGTTCGTCGGCAAATACAGCGTCAGGATTAACGGATTTCACGGCCTGAATCAGGTCTGCTTTGGTACCGGAGACTTTCAACGGCTGATGCTTCTGCGCTTCCTGCGCGACCAGATCAGGGTTAATCACCGCCAGCTGCTCGAGCAGCGCGTCACGACTTCCGCTGGTTTTCACCTGCGGCGGCAGGGTGGCGTTGTATTCTTTGATGCAGGCTTTCATCGCCGTTGCGGTCTGCTTCTGACCTTCTTCAATACGCTGGAACTCAGCAGGCAGCGCCATGTAGCTTTGCCCGGTTTCTTCCAGTGACGCGCCCAGCGGTACCTGCGGCGGCAGGGTGGCGTTGTACTGTTCCAGAAGCACTTTGATGTCGTCGGCGGACAGCAGCGCTGGCAGGTTGGCGTTGTGCTCATCGATAAACGCGCGGATCGTTGCCGTCGTGGTGAATGCGCCTTCCGGGATTACCGGTTCAACGCTGAATTCGGCATCCAGCAGTTCAGGCTGCAGGGCCAGTGCATGCACCAGGTTGCCCATATCAAGCACCGGAGAGCGTTCTTTCGTGATTGTCTTCTCGACGTGGCGCGCGTTGAAGTACATCAGGGACACGCGAGCATCTTTCACCTGCGTGGAGCTGATGCCGTTGGCAGCGTGATAAACCTCGTTCGGCAGGCCTTCGTAACGTCCTGGCCCGAAGAAAGCAGGGTATTCGGCAACCGGTTCTGACTGATTCCCTTCTGGTTCGTCCTGATTCACTTCTGGGCTGTTTTGATGCGCATTTTGATCTTCCTGATGCACAGAACCGTCATTTTGATTCACGTTTTCCGGTTTTTGGTTAACATCTGCCGCTTCATGGTTCGCCAGGCTCGGTGCCGCGGCGGCCAGAATTTCCGCGTTGCTGCCTCCTAGTTCACGCGCATCAGCTTCTTCTTTCAAATCCGCTTCCATTGCTGCGTAGGTAGCATCGCCAACAACGGGACCGCATTCCGGACAGTGGCCGCCACCGACAGCGCCGCAGCCAGTACACACGATTTCCGCTACGGTATCTGTCTGCTGATCATCTTCCACAGCACCTTCGCCTGCTGATATCGCATCGTTAGTTTCGCCTTCGGCGCGCTCAGTCTCTTCCATCTGCTCATCGCTGGTGGTTTCCTCGGTTGGTTTTGCTGGGGAGTTCATTAGGTTATCGATGGAGAACATGCCATTCCCCATGTTGGCGATTTTAGGCTGTTCGGCTGCTGCCAGCGTCTCAACTGCTGGTGATGCGTGGTTGCTTTCAATCAGGTTAGCGTTGATATACGTCTGCAGGCTGACAGGGAAGTGATGCGCGTTCTCGGCGGCACCGCGGATAAGTGCGAAAATTGCTGCACGCGAATAATCCAGGATGCCGGCGCATTTGCGCAGGGCCGCGGACCACTCTTTGAATGGGCTTTCTTTCTTGCTGACGATCTCTTTAGCCCGGCGATGAATTGAACCCGGAATATTGTAGATGTCGAAATCCATTGGCAAAGTGGCCAGTGCGATCTCTTCGTCCAGCGTATCCAGGGTATGTTCGTAATCGGGGTTTCGGTCTGTCTTATTGCCGCCGCCAGCATTGGTTCCTGTATCGGTGCGCTGGATCTGCGCTACACGGTTTCCCTTTTGCCACTCTTTCACCAGCAGGCCGCGATCGATGTATTCGGTACTAACCCACGCTTTAACGAACTGAATAAAGTGGTTCAGTTCATGGCGCTGTGTCTGTGGCAATGCCTTTTGCACTGCGTCGGTCAGCTTCCAGAGAGCTGGCATGTCGTAGGCTTTAACTTCCGGCGCGTTTTCTACAGCCAGCAGCAGGTTCTGAACATAGGTGTTATCCATGTCCATTTCTAATGCTGAAAGCTCTTTACGGCGTGGGATGCTGATGTGGTAAACATGGCCTGTTTCGGCGCACAGCTGCGCCAGCAACTGGATACGGAAAGGCATAGTGACCAGTTGGAACTCGGCGTTCTCGTCGTCGGAGTATTCAACCTTGCGGTCGCCGTTCTCTTCGGCCATCAGCTCAGTGGTTAAATCGTTGTCTGCAACGTCTTCCTGGTGGAAAGTGTCCTGCGGCGCCGCGCCGGGTTTCAGTTGCCATGTGCGCTGGTCTTCGGCCAATTCGTAGCGTTCGCACCAGGTAAAATCAACCACACCTTCTTCCGGCAGGTCGTTAAACACAGGGAAGTCAGTACGGATTGGCTTCTGGTAATCCTTGCCGCGACCGGTCTCAATTCCGGCATCTTCCAGATCAACATCGAGCTGAAGATTGGCGCGCGCTTCTGATTTCGCACTGCGCCAAATCACTGCATCTTTCTTGCCGGATTTCTGAGTGGCCTTAACCACATTAAAGAATTCCATGTGAGATCCTCTTTTTTGGGTGTTAGAATCCCCGGGCCATTGGTGGCGCCCATTGGGTGTGTTCATTGGTTTTGGTAATTTCCGGTGTTACTTTGGTCGGTGTCACCGGACGTACTGGCCCGCTTCGGCGGGTTTTTACGTTATGACTCGTGGGCCATCTGGTCGTATGAAGAACAACGTACGCAGCAGTAATCGCGTTCTTCGTGCTTCAGCTGCGCGCCGTGGATCAACGTCAGCGTGTTTTTCACTTCTTTTCCCTGCTCAATTGGCTTTCCGCAGTGGCGGTAAGCGCATTTCTTCTCCTGCATAACTCCCCCGTTAATGGCTAAGGCCATTCCCCAGACCGTTTAAATAAACCTCAACCAGCAAATCTTTGGTGTAGGTCCGCTCAATGCCGCGATGCAGATACAAACGACCTCGAGCGTTGGCTGATGCAGTCCAGGTTGAGTCGTTGTGCTTGACGAGCATTCCCGGCTGAACTGCGCCGCGGTTTACCGTCTGGGTACCGTAGTGCTGATGAACCATGCTGATTCCCTCTCGTTTGCCCTTGTCGCCAGGCTGGCGGAACGTTGTTGAACCTTATGCGCGTTTGTTTTCGCGATGAGGTGATAATGTACTATAAGTTCATTGATGTAAAGTACCAATAGTACATTAATTGTCAATGGGAAGTTCAAAACGCATAACAATATGAACTTTAAGATGATTTATTTTTGTTTGAGGCGCGTGCTATGCTCAAAAAAAAAACAGGAGGCTACATGAGACCGCCGATCACAAAGGAAGAAGTCGAGTTACTGATGCAGGATATGGAGATGCTGGCAGAGCAGCAGATGGTTGGACTGGAGGCGTTCGAGGCTCTAAGACTGCTGGAGATGCGCAGACAGACCGGTAAGTTGGAGACTATAAAGCGATTGATATCGCATGGGAAGGAATAGGGCACAAAAAACCCGGCTCGGTGGCCGGGTATGGTTATTTGATTATTTCTTTTATAAATACTTCTTTTGGTTGGTATTTTTTATCAGAGGATTTGAGTTGATACGTTATTGTTATATCGGCCCGCACAACAAATTTACCTGCAAAGTCTGATGGTTTTACATTGGGACCAAGTACCATATTTACTCTTCGATCTATCAATCCAGGGATAACGGCAGCCCAACCTTTTTCTGGATTATCGAGGTCTAATGCACGGATTTCAACATCCACATCAGAGTGATCCTGAGTATATGATTCTGGAGTGAACACAACTTCAGTTGGGGCTTTTTTAATGGTTTCAGCAGGAATTGTCACCGTGCCGCCACCTGTGCCTATAACCATCGTAGATTCTTCATCAGTCCTAGCTGGCGCAAGTGTTTTAATGGAGTTTTTGGCTAGAGTCTTTTTATTGGTGACAGTGCTTTCTATGATGGACTGAAGGCGCTCAGGTGAAATATTAGCCTCACCAGCACCAATATTGATGATCGTATTGTTATTTGCTTCAAAGTGGGAGGTGTTGTTTGGCGCCATAGCCTTAGTTGCCAGAACTAGGCCATAGCCAACGAGACCAATAACAACAGCACCAACGAGAGCGTTTCTCATTTTCCCATTCCCGAGCTTTGCATGTGCGCCAGCAAGAAACTTATCCAGTTCTTCTTGGCTGCCAAAGAGGAGTTTAATAACAATATCTTCATAGAGGCTTCCTGCTTCTAATCGGGCGACATGCACCGACATATCAAGAATGTTAGCCCCGGTCAGTTCCTGCAAAACACCTTCTGATTGTTTTACGATGGCTTCCCACCCTTGAAGGGAGGTGATCACGTCTTTGATGCTTACAGGTTCTTTAGTTGAATAATATATGTTTTCGGTAAAGGTTAAAGATAATTCTTGGGACATCCTGAGCCCTCGTCGGTTCTGTCGATTTGCTGTGTAATGTTAAAGTTTAACTACCCATGCTTCCTGTACGTCTGGGACGTTACTCGATTGCCACTATGCACCCGGCGTGACATACCCACCTACGATGAACCACGTAAGAAACACTACTGCAACGATGAACACTATCACTGGAAAGGCGATTCCAATTCTCATAAAGACACCTGTCTATCCATGTTTTCTATACGTCTGCGGCATGCTGCCGATTACCTTTCCGAACACGAAGATTTTGTTCATCTCTTCCTTTTCAATCGGTTCCCATGGTCGATAGGTAGGGTTGTCAGAGATAACCAATAGCTTGTCTTTCATCTTTTGCAGGCGCTTGACATGGGATGTGTCGTCGTAGATGAAGGCATAAATGCCATCACCATCAAAGTGTTGAATGCTGATATCAACAAACAGCAAATCACCGGGCTCGATGGTGCCGGACATGCTGTCACCACGGACGTTGATGATGCGGATCTGTTCCTGCTTACGGCCGTTAAACATCTGGCGGGCATCTTCAACGGAGTATTCCACGGAGCGCAATACCTCCACGAACTCACTATTGATCACGCCAGGCCCCGCACTAACAGAGACATCAAGAACATCTATGCGAAATGTTTCTGTCGATTTCGGCAGTCGCCTTTCCCCGATGCCATCATCTGGGGTGTCGCCTAACAGGTAAGTTGAAGTTGTACCAATACTCGCGGCAAGCTCTTGCAGCTTCCCACGTCTTGGAATTGATTCCCCGTTAAACCACTTGCTTACGGCTTTTGGTGTCAACTTCATCTTTTTGGCTATTTCAGCCTGACGACCATGAACCGGTAAACCAGCTTTATCGCAGGCCAGCGCTAGCCTATGGGAAAAGTCTTTTCGCGCTTTTTCTTCCTGAACCATAGGTTCAATCATAATATCTCTTGCGTGAACTATCAGTTCCGGCATAGTATGTACTTACAGTTCATATTGAGGGTTAAAAAATGCAACCAACCAGTCTTGGCGAAATCATTAAATTGATTCGCGTACCCGTGGTCGCCAAAGCATGTGAGCGGACTCCGCGAGCAATTTACAAATGGATCAATAGCGGCTGCTTGCCACGCACTGATTACACCGGCGAGACGGCTTACGCATCGAAAATTGCTGAAGCTTCAGGTGGTCGCTTCACCACCACCCAAATTCTTGAAATCAGCAAGCCAAAAGCAGTCTGACCGGCACTTTAACCACGAAAGGGAAAGGTCATGCAATCACTTACGTTTCAAAATAATAACACTGCGATGGATAGGCGATTGATATCTCAGAATCAGCGTAAGACCGTCTCTAGTGATAGCTTTAGCCACCACGCAGTTTGCTCAGCTGTTCGTGCCTGGGCTGCATCAATTAACAATCAGGACTTCGTTACTGGGCTGATTGTCGAAGAATGGGAAAGCCAGGGTGGAGATGCTCTGGACTTCCCTGATGATCTGAGCCGTCGCCGTCAGAAGCTATTCCGCTGGCTCGACGGTACCTCCATGTCGGCACAGCGAAACATCCAGCTGCTAACCCCAGCGATCCTTGCGGTTCTTCCGCTGGAATTCCGCAACCGGCTGTTGCCAGAGGACAGCATCATGGCCCGCCTTGCGCGTCTCGAGAAAGAGACCAGCGAAGCCAAGGTTGCCATCGCTATGGGCGCGCCAAAGCATCAGAAGCTGAAGGAATTGAGTGAAGGGATTGTCGAGATGTTTCGCGTGGATCCTGATCTAACGCTACCGCTAATGACGCTGGTGACTTCAATGCTGGGGGTTGTATGACGGTATTAGAAAAGGCGAAAGCCGCGGTGCTTGAACACCAACGGCTTTCAGGTGCAAAAACGGTAGGTAATTGCGGAGATAAGTATGTCAAACACCGCTGAAATATTCAAATTTCCCGCGCAGTTGGGAAAACAGGAGAGTCGCATGGCTGAACTGGAGAACGGCTATTTGCGTTTAGCCAACCAGATTCAGGATGCCCTGTGTATTGTTGAGCTATCAGGCCGTGAGTTCCGCGTGCTGAATGCTATCGTTCGCCTGACCTATGGCTGGTCTAAAAAGTCTGACCGTATCGCCAATAGCCTAATTGCAGACAAAACGACGCTGAAGGTAAAGCACGTCTCTGAGGCTGTTCTGAGCCTTGCCTATCGGAACATCATCATCCTGCGCCGCATTGGACAAACCAGATACATAGGGATTAATACCTGCCTGGATAAATGGGCTTATACCAAGCCAAATTGCATGAAGTGTCCGGCGGCGTTCCCGGCTGCTGAAGTTGAAACCTGGGTTATTAACGCCCCTGAATTCATGATTTGCAATCCCCAGAATCAGGGAGAGGTATCCCCGAAAACAGGGATGGCTATCCCCGAAAACAGGGATGGTGATTTCACCCCTCCAACCATCCCCGAAAACAGGGATGGTTATCCCCGAATTCAGGGAACGCTATCCCCGAAAACAGGGAACACCAAAGACATTCTTCCAAAGACAAATATAAAAACATATCTAACCCCCTCTAATCCCCCAAAGGGGAAGGTGAAGTTTGACCCGCTGACAATCCCTGTTCCTGAGTGGCTTGATTCTGAGTCATGGGGTGAATGGGTTGCTTATCGCCAGCAATCTGGCAAGGCCATCAAGACCGAAATGACGGTCACCAAGGCTTTCAAACTGCTGAAAGCCTGCCTGGACGAAGGCCATAACCCGGTTGACGTGATCAACACCAGCATCGCCAACGGGTACCAGGGATTGTTCAAGCCGAAGTTTGCTCTCGCTGAGCGCAAAGCGGGCCGGGATGTGAATCACATTTCAGAGCCAGATAAAACCATCCCAACCGGGTTCAGGGGGTAACAGTGAAAAATATTGTTAATTCCGGCAGCGCCCTTGAGCGCCTGAAGAAACTCATTCCGCCAGGCGTACAGCCGAAGTTCACCAGCGCAGCTGAGCTGCTGGCGTGGCAGCGGGAAGAGGGGCTGAAGCATTGCGAGGAACTTGGCCGCCTGAACCAGAAAGCGCGTACCGAGAAAATCTTCGGTCGTTCTGGTATCCAGAGCCTGCACCGCAGCTGTACGTTCGCCAACTACGAAGTATCCAGCGAGCAACAGCGCAAGGCGTACACCATGGCGAAAAGCTATGCGCAGAACTTCGGGGCTGGCTTTGCAAGCTTCGTGTTCAGCGGCGGCCCGGGCACCGGCAAAAACCATCTTGCCGCGGCGATTGGCAACCATCTCCTGGCTGCTGGCCATACGGTTCTGGTTGTCACCATTCCGGATCTGATGCTCCGGGTTCGCGAGTGCTACGACGGCGGTCAGTCGGAAGCCTCTCTGCTGGATGACCTCTGCAAAGTTGATCTGCTGGTGCTGGACGAGGTTGGCATTCAGCGCGGCAGCAGTGGCGAAAAGGTCATTCTGAATCAGGTTATCGATCGCCGGCTGTCGTCGATGAAGCCTGTTGGCGTACTGACGAACCTGAATCATGCAGGGCTTCAGGATGCACTGGGGCTTCGAATTATCGACCGCTTAACCATGGATAACGGCATCTGGGTGAACTTTGACTGGGCCAGTTACCGCAAGAACGTATCGCATCTGAGGGCTGTGAAATGAGCATAGTCAAAACTCACACCGGAATAGTGATCACCAAAGACGGGCCGCTGCGTAAAAAACTGCACGAAACGAAAAGCATGTGGTGTGCCGGGAAGAACGAGATGTACCACAAAGATACCGGGCGTCGTCATTTTGGCGAATTAACTCGCCGCCGATTGCTGCTGGAAACGATTGAAAAAATCGGGAGCGAATCATGAGTGAAGTCATCGAGAAGCAGACGAATAAAGCGATCGCAATTATCGCCGAGTACATCCAGCGCGCGAGCAAGAACGAGCAGTTACAGGAGGCAAAAACACGCCTCGATAAGAAAGTCGTTTTATTTTCCGATGATGAGAACTGCGACCTTGGCAAGTTGATGACTGCGTTTGTACCGGCGATGACCAGTCACACCAGGGAGAAGTTCTTTGAAGAAATCGCAGTAGCACTGGAAGGAGCGCAGGCATGAAACCAACATACGAACAGCTTGAGCAGCAGCTTGCTGCGGTGGTAGCGGAGGCCGCAGGTCTGAAACAAGCCATCACCACTCACAGCCAATCAACCCACTTCTGCGAAGTATGCGGGAAGGATGACCCATGCAGTACAGATGACGTTTGCTACGCGCTGAATGAAACCCCGGCAACCGACGCCGCCATTGCAAGCATCCAAGCTCAGGGCGTGGAGATGTTCTCCCGTTCATTGCGCGGTGAAGCAGAAATAACAAGAGCATGCACATTTAAGCCGGTTCAGCAATTTGAAGAGTTCGCAACTCGCGCTGATGAGTTCGCCGCCCAGTTACGCCAAGGAACCGAGCATGAGTAATTTACTTCCATGTCCATTCTGCGGAGGTGTAGCGCACGTAGCCAGTGAGGCAGACAATCCAGAATATGGTTCAGGTGGTCGATTCTATTTTGTGCGCTGCGGTACGTGCAGTGCTCAATCCGGTAGCAAGTATGTAGGACCAGGCAATGACTGCCCGATATTTTATTCAGAAGTTAGGGCGGAGTGGAATCAGCGAGCCAAGCAGGAGGCCCAATGAACGATATCACCGCACTGATGGCGACCATGAAAGCGGCAGCAGAGAAAGCGACACCCGGAAGCTGGAGAGCATTCCAATACCACGACGGGCGATGTGGTGTTGGTGGAGGCCATGACGCTGAAATTATGGTGTGTGAGCACATCAGTAAAGAGCGTCCGCATGATGCGGAGTTTATTGCAGCTGCCAACCCAGCGAACGTCCTGGCGCTGGTAGAGGCACTGGAGAAGGCGCGGCGTGCTAACGCAGCACAGGATGACCATATCAACCAGCAGCAGGACCGCATTGATCAGCTGGAGAAAGGCCACCGGGAAGCCGCAAAGCAAATCAACTCATGGCGTCGGCTGGCGAAGCAGAATATTGACGAGCGTGAAAAAGATATTTCTGAGCTGGAAGCTTCCCGCCAGCGCATCGCCGAGCTGGAGTCCCGCACCGTCACCGTGAAGCTGCCAACGCGTATAGACAACATCGATTTACGCTCTCCGCTCGAGGTTGAGGATATGTGGATTTACAGACTCAAAAATGCGCTGGCCGCCGCTGGCATCCAGGTTATCGAAGGAGAAGGACAATGAGCTTATTGCCTGTAACGCACGACGAGCTTTGCCTGATCGCATGCCGGTTCCTGCAAAATAACGGCTTCAAAGTCGCTTTCCATGACCGGTTCCGTGCATGGACACCCTACGGCGAACAGGCTGATGCTATCGGTTTTCGCAACGGCGCTAGCTGCCTGATAGAGGCTAAATGCTCTCGCTCTGACCTGTTAGCTGACCGTAAGAAACCTTTCCGGATTAATCCCGAGAAAGGCATGGGTGATTGGCGTTTTATGATTAGTGAACCAGGGATTGTGAACGTTGAGGACTTACCGCCGGGATGGGGATTGCTTCACGTCGTCAAAGGTAGGGTTAAGAAGGTGCATGGCTGGCCCGGTAACGGGTTGTGGGTTAATCGGGACAGCAAGCCATTTCAGGCCAACAAGCAGGCCGAATGCGACTACATGTTTAGCGCGCTCCGGCGCATGGATTTGCGCGGTCACCTGAAAGAGGTTTATGACGGCGTAATAGTCAACAAGCCAGAGGGAAATGCAGCATGACATTCAACTTAACAGACCCAGCCAACCATCCAGCAAATGACCGACTGACAGATGAGCGGCTTATCCTGGTACGTGACACGCTACAGCGCACGCTCACGTACAAAAACGGCAGCACCCAGGACTATGTCACCGCCGATGCGATAAAAGCGATAGACGAGCTTCTGGAGCGTCGTAAAGCCGATGCTGATAAATCGTCTGAGGTGAAATAGTGGATCCATTACTCGAGTACGCCTGTAAACGCGTCATTGAGCTGGAAGGTCTGCTGCTGGTGGAAGTACCTGAAACCGTCTGGCCTGCCGAAGTGGGTATGGTCTTATCTCAGGTTGAAGTCGCCGGGGAACTCCCGGCGCATCACCAGCGCCGCCTGCAGCACCATATCAATCGTATGTGGCTGGAAAAAATGCCGATACCGTCAATCATCGCCGCGGCGCGTTCGCTGGCCACTGCTATGGAGAAATACGCGTGATTCATTCTGAAATCATTGTTGATAATTTTGCAGGTGGCGGCGGGGCATCCACTGGCATTGAAATGGCAACCAAGCGAAGCGTGGATATTGCGATCAACCACGACCCGAACGCTATAGCGATGCACACCACAAATCACCCTGATACGCTGCACTACTGCGAATCAGTGTTTGACGTCAATCCTACTGTCGCGACCGCTGGCCGCCCGGTGGGGCTGGCGTGGTTCTCCCCGGACTGCCGCCACTTCTCGAAGGCCAAAGGCTCGAAGCCAGTGGAGAAAGAGATTCGCGGTCTGGCGTGGATCGTTATTCGCTGGGCGCTGGCTGTGCGTCCACGCGTCATGATGCTGGAGAACGTGGAGGAGTTCAAAACGTGGGGGCCGCTGCTGGCGGCTGAAATGCGACCGGACCCGGAGCGCGCTGGTGAAACCTTCGAGGCGTTCTGCGGTATGCTGTCCGGCGGGATCCCCGCTGGGCATCCGGCGCTGGTGGAGTGCTGCGAGTTCCTGGGCATTGCCGCCGATGGCGAGCTGGCGCAGCAGCTGGTTGACGGGCTGGGATATGCCGTTGATCACCATGAGCTGCGGGCGTGTGACTATGGCGCACCGACCATCCGTAAACGGTTCTTCATGGTCATGCGCCGGGACGGGAGGCCGATTGTTTGGCCTGAAGCTACACACGGAGATCCAAAGTCGGCGGCAGTTCTTACAGGCAAGCTGGCTCAGTGGCGCACCGCGGCAGAATGCATCGACTGGTCAATTCCGGCCCCGAGCATATTCGACCGCAAAAAGTCTCTGGCAGAGAATACGCTGAAGCGCATCGCGCGCGGCATCCAGCGCTTTGTCATCGATTGTCCGACGCCGTTTATCGTGAAGTGCAACCACACCAGCACTAAAACGAGCTACGACTGTTTCCGTGGGCAGGCGCTGGCGGAGCCGCTGCAGACAATAACCAAAACACACGGCTATGCGGTTGCTGTTCCGCACCTGACGAAATTCCGCACTGGCGCAACAGGGCAGCGAGTTACCGAGCCTGTACCAACGGTGACCGCTGGCACATCGAAACGCCCTGGCGGGAATGGGCATGCACTCGGCGTGGTGGAGGCGGCGCTAACACCGTTCATGGCTGGCAACGGCGGCAGTGAGTACCAGGCGAAACCGCGCCCACTGAATAAACCTGCGCATACCATTCTCAAGCAATCCCGCGCCTGTCTGGTCACGCCGGTTATTGCCCGGCAGTTCGGCGCCAGCATCGGCCACCGGGCTGACGAGCCAAGCGCTACCATCACGGCTGGTGGCGGCGGTAAATCGCAGTTGGTGACGCCTACTCTGATTCAGATGGGGTACGGCGAACGCCCAGGACAGGAACCGCGAGTTTTGCAACTGGACAACCCGCTAGGCACCGTAACAGCCGGGGGCAATAAGTTTGCAACGGTGAGCGCGTTTTTGGCGAAGCATTACGGCGGGAATTATACCGGGCCGGGCGTCAGCCTGGATGAACCGGCGCACTCGGTCACTACCATCGATCACCATGCTGTTGTTGCCTCGCATCTGGTGAAGCTACGCGGAACATGCCGAGACGGGCAGCGCACAAACGAACCTATGCCGACGGTCACCGCTGGTGGCCAGCACGTTGGCGAGGTGAAAACCACGCTGGCAGCTGATGGGTATGACGAGCACCGCGCGCAGCAAACGCTGGCGTTCCTGCGGGAATACTGCGGCGAGGATTGCGACGGTCTGGTCACGGTTGACGGCATCACTTACCGCATCGTTGATATCGGAATGCGCATGCTGCAACCGCATGAACTGTACCGGGCGCAGGGCTTTCCGGAGTGGTACATCATCGACCAGGACTATAGCGGTAAAAAGTACGCGAAGGACAAGCAGGTTGCGCGCTGCGGCAATGCTGTGCCGCCGCCGTTCGCTGAGGCGCTGGTGAGGGCTAATCTGCCGGAGCTGTGCCAGTCGAAACAAATTGCAGCCTGACCTATAATCCCCTCAACCATGAGGGGATTTTTATACCACATGAAGAAATAACACCAGCTGAAAAATACAAAGCACAGAGGAAGCGGCATAGAAAGCATGTGCTTTAATCAGAAAAAGCAAATGCCGGGAGATTTGAAAGTGGGGAAGTGCCCTAGGTAGATGGTTACAGGTCCCCTTACGAGATGAGGGAAAAGAGAGAAAACTGCAGACTGATGTTGAATTGCTACACATAAACCAAACCAAGGAATGGTCAGGAAAGGTAAATATTCGCGGCGACAGGCCCGTTAAGACTGTTGATTCGACAAAACTCGACACGGAGTCCTGGTCTTAAGTGCTCGGATTTAGTGTGATAAACTGCTGAAATATGAAGTAGAACGTCTTTACGACCGTCTGATGGGGTAATGAAACCTTTGCCACTGATAGAGTCAAAGCTTTTTACAATTCCTGTCATTTTACGAGACAAATAGATTCCTTGTTAAAAATACGAGGCAAAGTATACACGTAAAAAATAAAAAGCTAATTATACTGCTTTATTTTGATAAGGACTCCTGGATGGCTAAAATAAAATTTGCTTATCAGTGATGGAAATGCATTAATGAGACGGTAAGTTTGAAATACAAACGTAACGTAAGACATTTTATCGAGCAGTCCTCATAGCCAGGCTCTATCGCTGATATCTCCTCTCTTTGAGTCCAACGTACAATACTATGCGTTTATTATAATTCTTAGATTAAAATACTCAAAAGGAGCTAGTATGTCTTCAAGAATAAAAGGTTTGGTTAAGTGGTACAACGAAGATAAAGGATTCGGCTTTATCTCTCCGATTGATGGAAGTAAAGATGTGTTCGTCCATTTCTCTGCCTTTCATGGTGATAATTTAAAAACATTGTTTGAAGGGCAAAAGGTTGAGTTTGCGATTCAACGCGGAGATAAGGGCCCGGCTGCAGCCGGTGTAATTCTTTGCGATAAATAAACATATACAGGCCTGCGATAACGATGATGGTTCATTCCTGAGTGGTCAGGCCTGCCTTAGGTGCGCATCAGATGCACACTCGAAACATCAGGTCAGTGCATTTTTACATTTGTATGAGTGTGCTGACCGATGTGATGAAGTGCAGGCTTGCTGCATGAAGAGTCTAAAAGCAGAAGCTAACTGCTTGTAAAATAATAAAGTGCGTAAGAGGCTAGGCTGCCTCCAAAAGCATCACTTCAACTTTATGGCACACAACTTTTTGCCAAATGAGTTAGTTAGAATAAGCAAACGACACTATTTGGCAATGGTTGTTTTTTAGAAGTGTTGTGAGGACTTGAACAACGTGTTGCAATATGGACAGACTAATTGAGAGCCTTTCTGTACTCTTATGAAACTATGCTCTGAGTTTTTTGAACAATTTGGGCATAAGCACTTGATTAGGTAATTTCGGTTTTGTTGCGAGTTTTTACGTCCGGACATAGGCATCTCCTGATTTACGGGAGTGCCACCATACACGGTTATTAAGATAGTTGCTTATGTTTTTTAGAATTTTGCACGAATATTACAATGTAAAATAATGCGGCTTTCTGAAGGCGAACAAACCAGCTGTCATTAAGAGGTATATTTTATCAGATTAAATATTCATTTCAGATGCCCATGTTGTCATGGGTCTCAATATCGAACGTCAATCTTTGATGTTTCAGAAAAAAATCCATTTGGTGCAAAGTGTATTTTTTGTAAAACAACAATGGTTTTTAATGAGTCGGTAAGCATCAAAGGTAAAATCCTTAGACTAGTCGAGTAAAGTCTTTATTGATTTCCTACTCCTGTCATTGACATGACTGTCGTTAGGAAAATAACCAATTGAGTCATGGTGCTAAATGAAAAGTGTTATCGTTTTTTTTAACTTCCAACCATGCAAAGTGATCTCCATCGTTGATGGCATTACGTCTATACGACAAGAATACCCAAATGGTGAGGAGACTTTTCTTCAAATTATGTCGGCAAATTTCCCTTCCCTGACAGGTGACCATGGGGTTGTGCATGTGGCTTCAGACAGAGAACTGAGTACTCAGGAAATTTTAGATGCAGCCAAAAAATTCTTATAATGCTTCCGTTATGCATCAATGATGGGTTATGAAGAACCCCAGTTCTCTGATTCGCATTTATTCCCGAATTATGGAAACCCGCCTCGGCGGGTTTTTACATTGATTTTCCATTATCACCTGTACATAATGTCAGTGTCAGCCTGAACAACTGACAGCCTTATGCGCCACGGAGAACCCCATGGCGCACGAACTACAGCTAATCAAGCAGTCCCCAGGAATCCTGATCTCCGCGACGCCAGAGACCAGAGAATTACTGCAATCCAAATTCAAGCTCGGCGATGTGTTAGTGGCCGAGTTCAAGCGGGTTCGTAACCCGGCCTTCCATCGACGCTTCTTCGCGCTGCTTAACCTCGGCTTCGAATACTGGGAACCTACCGGCGGCGCTATCTCGTCCAACGAGCGCAAACTGGTGACCGGGTTCGCTAATTTCCTGTCGACGTACGGCGGCAGCGCAAACGCCCTGCAGGACGCCGCTGAGCATTACCTCGAGCAGGTAGCTGGGCGACGCGTCACAAACGGCATCAGCCTCTGCAAATCATACGAAGCGTACCGGGCCTGGGTCATCATCGAAGCCGGGCATTACGACACCATCAAACTGCCTGACGGTTCACTCCGCAAACACCCCCGTAGCATCTCCTTCGCGAATATGGGCGAAATCGAGTTCCAGCAGCTCTACAAGGCCGCGCTTGATGTCCTCTGGCACTGGATATTGTCCAAGCCATTCCGTACGCAGGATGAGGCTGAGAACGCCGCTGCGCAGCTGATGAGCTTTGGGGGATGATACCGATGAAATACAGCTGGTTCCATCACACCGAATGCACCACCGAGCAGGCCGACGAGCTGGTGGCTAACTACCAGCGCCGCGGCGTCAAAGTCGAGCGCAGCCTGAATTGCGACAACATCACCTGGACCATCAGCGCGCAGCTGCCGGAAGGCGACAAAGCGCCGCGCCCGAGCCGTGTCTGGCAAAACAAGGCGTGGGGGTGAGCATGGCTAAGCTACCGCGCCGTAAGTGCGCCAACAAAGCATGCCGCCAGTGGTTCCACCCGACGCGCGATACGCAAACCGTGTGCGGTTACGAGTGCGCCAGCGCATACAGCAAAGAACAGACCAGAAAAGCCCGGGAGGATGCGCAGCGCAAGGAGGTTAAGCGCCAGCGCCAGGAGGCGAAAGAACAGCGGGCGCAGCAGGCCGAACGTCGCCAGGCGGTGAAGCCACTCAGCCAC